TGTACTGAATGGCTTGAACCGTAAGAATCTCTTACCTATCATGTCTACCATTAAAATGATGGGTGTAGAGGATAGTATTCCTACAGGTGCTAAGTTTGGTAGGATTGAAGCCAAGCTAGGTAGCAGCGTTGATCTGTCTGACAGTGACAATGATACACTAAAAGACTTCATTGATCTTGTTGAGTACATGAATGGCAAGGTGCTGGATCTACACAATGAGCGTAGCAATAAGGGTATGTCTGCCTCTGATGAGGCTATGGTTAATGACATTCTCAACAACGACTTCATTGAGGTGGAATAATGAATCATCCAGCAGAACTAATGGTCTTCAACTTCTTACAGAAGGCCATGGCTGGTGAAGCAACAATGACGGAGGCGGTAACCAAACAGGTTGCCGCTGACGTTGAGGCAGCTATGGACAAGCAGTTCAACTCAGGCCCACGTGATAACTTCCGACTGCGTATGTCTAACATTGGTAAGCCTAAGTGCCAGCTATGGTTTGAGAAGAATGATCCAGAGGGTAAGACGCCCTTCCCGCCACACTTCCTAATGAATATGATCCTTGGTGATATTGTTGAGGCTGTGTTCAAGGGACTGCTACGTGCAGCAGGAGTAGACTTCAAAGACAATGACAAGGTTGTACTTAACCTGCCTAACGGTCAGAAGATCAAGGGTGAGTATGACATGGAGTTGGATGGGCGTATTGATGATGTTAAGTCTGCATCACCTTGGTCATACGATAACAAGTTTGCATCCTTTGAGACACTCTCTCAGGGTGACAGCTTTGGGTACGTGGCACAGCTTGTGGGCTACGCAGAGGCCGCTGGAAAGGATGTAGGTGGCTGGTGGGCAGTGAACAAGGCTAATGGTCACTTCAAGTACGTAGACGCCTCTGAGGTGGACAGGGAAGCCGTGCTGGCTGACATCCAAGCCTTAGCTGATTACATAGATAACGATGAACCGTTTGAGCGTTGCTATGAACCAGTAGAAGAGACATTCTACCGTAAGAAGACAGGCAACTGGGTGTTACCATCATCATGTAAGTTCTGTAGCTTCAAGCACAAGTGCCACACTAGCCTGCAGCCACGGCCTAGCATCCCTAGTAAGTCTAAGAACCCACAAGAGGTAGACTATACTTACATTGCACCTGAGTACTTAGATGGCTAGAAGACATAACTCTCGCTTGTATCGCAGTGGTCTTGAAGTTGAGGCTGCTGCGTACCTCAAGGACAGGCAGAAGATCGTAGCCTATGAAAAGCTAAAGATAGAATGGGAGGATCTAAAGTATCGTACTTACACACCTGACTTTGAATTAGACAATGGTATCATAATAGAAATGAAGGGGTTGTTTTCTTCTGCAGATAGACGTAAACATATAGAGATACAACGTCAGCACCCTACACTAGATATTCGTTTTGTATTTAGTAATGCTAACTCAAAGCTTTACAAGGGCGCTAGAAGTAGGTATTGCGATTGGTGTGATCAGAAGGGTTTCCAATGGGCGCACCGTGTGATACCAGAAGAGTGGTTGAAGGAAAGGGGTAAGCGTATGAAAGAGCAACGTGTCAAAGTAAAGAGGAGAGAATGATGAGCTATGAGATAAAACCTGGTGATATAGCTATTATATTATCTCCTGTAATTGAGGAAGGTGAGTGGACTGGTAACATCAAAACAGGAATGGTGTTTGGTTCCGCTGGTTCTGAGGATGGTATGAGCGCAGCTTTAGATGAAGCGCTTACCATGTCTGCAGCACAGAAATACCTAGAGCTTTACCCTGATGCGTGGGAAGACTTTGTTGATTTAAGAGCAGATATAATGCAAGCCATGTTTCCTGATCAATACGCAGAGGCAGAAGAAGAGTTAAAAGCAGATAGAACCGTTGAAGTAGAAGGTAATGTCTACAGGCTAGGACGCTGGACAAAGACAGAGGGGAATGCATGAAGAAGTTTAGTATAACCTTTGTTGCTAAGATAGATGACAGTAATAACATACTATCTGCATACGAAGATAATCATGAACAAGACATTCATGACTTAATTACAGATGTTATCTATGACATAGATGATATTGAAATAGAAAATTTAAACGTGAGAGAGAGACAATGATTACTCAGGAAGACATAGACGCATTCGCTGCAATGGCAGACGTTAATACTCAGGATTATTCATACTGGGTTGAAGGTAAGATCGTCACAGAAGGCGAGACACGCTTAGTTGAGAACACACTAGGCTTAGTAGGTGAAGCAGGTGAGGTAGCAGAGAAGATCAAGAAGATGCTGCGTGATTCTACAAAAGTCTCACCAGATGAACTAGTCAAAGAGTTAGGTGATGTAGTGTTCTACGTTACTGCCCTAGCCAATTACTTTAACAGTGACCTAACAGAAGTACTGCAGGCTAACATGGACAAACTAGACAGCCGTGCAAGACGGGGTGTTATTAAAGGATCAGGAGACAATAGATGAGCAACGAATTACCAACAGATTACCAAGCATTCATCCACAAGTCGCGGTACGCAAAATACTTCGATGGTAAAGGGCGTGAGTCATATAGTGAGACAGTATCACGCTACATGAATAATGTAGTAGCTAAAGCAGTAGGGGGTGTAAAGAACAGCCTAATCAAAGACCTTGAGCAAGCTATCCTTGGACAAGAGATCATGCCATCTATGAGGGCAATGATGACAGCAGGCCCAGCGCTTGATCGTGACAACACTGCAGGCTACAACTGTAGCTACTTACCCGTAGATGACCCTAAGTCCTTCGACGAGGCTATGTACATTCTCCTCTGCGGGACTGGAGTTGGATTCTCCGTTGAGCGCCAGTTCATCAGCAAGCTCCCAGAAGTGCCTGAGTTGTTCGAGAGTGAGTCTATCGTTGTCGTTAAGGACAGTAAGGAAGGCTGGGCTAAGGGGTTCCGTCAAGTTCTTGCACTCCTTTGGGCTGGTGAAATACCTAAGTGGGATGTGTCTCAGGTACGCCCTGCAGGTGCAAGGCTTAAAACGTTTGGCGGTAGAGCATCAGGCCCAGCGCCTCTTATAGAATTATTTAACTTTGCTGTATCTACATTCAAGGCTGCACAGGGACGCAAGCTATCATCTATGGAATGTCACGACTTGATGTGCTTCATTGGTCAGATCGTTGTCGTGGGTGGGGTGAGGCGTTCAGCTATGATCTCATTGTCTAATCTTAGTGATGATCGTATGCGATATGCTAAGTCAGGTCAATGGTGGGAGACTGCAGGACACCGTGCCTTGGCTAATAATTCTGTATCATACAGTGAGAAGCCAGACATGGAAACATTCATGCGTGAGTGGTTGTCTCTGGTTGAGTCTAAGTCTGGTGAGCGTGGCATCTTTAATCGTGAAGCATCCAAGAAGCAAGCAGCTAAGTTTGGTAGGCGTGATCCTAACTATGATTTTGGTACAAACCCTTGTTCTGAAATAATTTTACGTCCGTATCAATTTTGTAACTTAACGGAGTGTGTTGTACGTGCTACAGATACCATTGATGATCTTGAACGTAAGGTACGCCTAGCTACAATCTTGGGTACAATTCAGTCTACCATGATTAAGTTTCCCTACTTACGTAAGGTATGGCAGAAGAACACAGCAGAAGAGAGGTTGCTTGGCGTGTCTATGACAGGCATCATGGACAACCCTTTAATGACACATGAAAACAGAGGATTGGAGAAGACACTTGAGCATTTACGATCCATCGCTGTGGCTACTAACGCTGAGTGGGCTGAGTTGCTTGGCATCCCTGTCAGTGCTGCTATCAGCTGCGTTAAACCTTCGGGTACGGTATCACAACTGGTTGATTCTGCTAGTGGAATACATGCTCGTCACAGCCCCTATTATATTCGTACTGTGCGTGGTGACAATAAAGATCCTCTGACACAGTTCATGATTGATCAGGAAATTCCTAATGAGCCTTGCGTTATGAAGCCTGACTCTACTGTGGTGTTCAGCTTTCCTGTAAAGTCTCCCAGTGGTGCAGTTACACGTAACGACATGACAGCAGTAGAGCAGCTTGAGTTGTGGCTGACGTATCAACGCTCATGGTGTGAGCATAAGCCTAGCGTTACTATCTCTGTACGGGATGCTGAGTGGATGGCTGTGGGTGCATTTGTTTATGAACACTTCGATGAGATGTCAGGTGTATCATTTCTGCCACACTCAGATCATACTTATCAGCAAGCACCTTATCAGGATTGCACCCAAGAGGAGTATGAAGAAATGCTTGCCAAGATGCCAGCTAATATTAATTGGGAGCTACTTAATGAGTACGAGAGTGAAGACAACACAGTATCTATGCAGACGATGGCTTGCTCTGGGGATAGCTGTGAGATAGTAGATCTGGTATGAGCTATGTAGTAATAAGCACAGACAAGTGTGAGTTTTGCGCTAAGGCAAGGGACTTGTTACGAGAAAAACGGGTAGGCTTCACGGCCTACTCACTTAATTCACCAAGTAGTAAATGGCTATTGACACTACTTAAACAAGCAGGTATGAATACCGTACCACAAATCTGGGACAACGAAGGTAATCACATAGGCGGTTATACAGAGTTAGCCCAACATCTTAAAGGGAAGTAAAAAATGGAAGCACTATTTATATTCGCAGTAACAGTGTTCATCTCATTGGGGGTTACTCAGGAGATTGTAATACCAGCGGGTGAGTACGTTATTGAGAAAGGCAGTGAAGCTTACGATGCAGGTAAAGAACTAATTACTGGTACAGAAACAGAGTAAGATATAAGGCTCAGCGTTACGGCGCTGGGCTTTTCTTTAATGTAGGAGTATGTAATGAGCACATGTAATACTTGTGGGGTAACATTGTCAGACAATAATTGGCAACCCTCTTGGCGTAGTATGGGTAGGACACAGTGTAAAGATTGCTGTAATCCTAACCGCCTGATTAAAAACCCTACACGCATGTATGTTAATGGCAAGTACGTATCACGTAAACATCCTTTTTACAAACCTGGTAGATACAAGACGTTTAATGATGCAGCCTTTGAGGGTACGTATAAGTTAGATAGTATTAAAGAGGGCTACGTCTATGTCATAACAAACAAAGCATGGCTTGGCTGGGTTAAGATAGGTATGGCTATTGACGCAGAGGATCGTTTAAACGGGTATCAAACAAGCAGCCCTATGCGTGACTTTGTGTTGGAGCACTACGTTGCATCTAATGACAGGCGTAAGTCAGAGAAAGAGGCCCACACTAAGGCGTTACCTTTGTCTATTGACTGTAAGGGTGAATGGTTTAAAATGTCAGTAGAACAAGCAATAACAATACTGGATAATCTAGATGAACAACATCGAACCGTTATCAAAGCCGACACGCACGAGAAGGAAGACAACCTACAAGGGAGCCTCTTCTAAGCCTACCTCTGGTATCACCCCTAAGACGGTCAATCAGGGTAAGCTAATTAAAGCTATTAAATCTAGTAAGCAGGTGCTAATACTTGGCCCCGCTGGTACAGGTAAGACTTATGTTACAGCTACATGTGCAGCAGATCTATATACTACCAAAGAGATTGACAGGATTGTTATCACACGTCCTCACGTAGCTGTGGGTAAGGACATTGGCTTTCTGCCAGGAACTCTAGAAGAGAAAGCACAGCCGTGGGCGTTGCCTGTATTGGACGTACTGATTAAACACTTAGGGCGTGGCGCTGTTGATACAGGTGTAAAGAATGGTAACATTGAAGTAGCTACACTGGCGTTGATGCGTGGGCGTAGCTTTGACAATGCGTTCATTATCGTAGATGAAGCACAGAACATCGACATACCAGAGATCAAGATGTTGTTGACACGTGTAGGTGAAGGCAGTACTATTGTACTCAATGGTGACATCCAGCAGTCTGACTTGAAGGGTACGTCTGGTCTAGCTAAGATCATACACCTAGCTAAGAAGTATATGCTTGATGTACCAGTAGTAGAGTTTGGTATTGATGACATTGTGCGTAGTGGTATCTGTGCTGAGTGGGTCAAGGTATTTATGAAGGAAGGTTTGTGATGGCTAAGACCAAAGAAGAGCAGAAAGCTTACTATAGAGCTTACTATCTTGCTAATAAAGATAAAATTAGTGCTAAGAATAAACAGTGGTACGTTGATAATAAAGAAAAAGCACAAGAGTTAGGTACTGCTTGGAGAGAAAATAATAAAGAAAGGTTGAAAGAATACCGAAAAATAAACAAAGACAAAATATCTGAAAGACAAAAACGCTATCGTGAAGATAATAAAGAAAGACTCTCAG